GTAAGTGTTTTGTCACCGAACAACAATGTACCTTGACCAGGTAATGAAACAACTGGGTTAACAGCGGCAGAATAAATCGTGTCACGTTGTGCTTGGTTTGGATTCCATGCCAATTTAACAACGTTCTTAACTGCGCCACGTGAATAACCAGCTGGTGAGAACCATGGGTCTGTGTTGTCATCTGTACGAACACATAGACCAGCCATGTCACCGTTCAATGGAATCCAACGATAAATGTTATTGTATTTGTCGTATTGGTATTTCCAACCAGAATCTGCGAAAGCGTAATTTGTGCTAGTTAATGAAGCGGCCCAAGCGGCAACAGCAGTAGTAGCGGCAGAAGCAGATTGACCAACAACTTGACCTTGTAGTGGAGATACGAAAGCAACGCAATCCATACGTGTCTTAGCAATGTTAGTTGCATAGTTTTGTGTTGTTGTATCCAAACCGTCACCAGTAACAATCAGAGAAATATCGATTTCATCTTTGTTAGAGAACAGATCAAGACCTGTTTGAACGTTTGCGGCTACAGCGGCAGAAGATGCACCACCTACCATGCTTGAAGTAGTTGTACCGAATGCTGGTGTGTAAACTGTTCCAGCAGAAGCATCAACGTCTGTGTTAGCAGAGAAAGCGGCAGTGTTATTCAAAGCATAGATGTATTTTGAGTTGTTACGAATAACAGTCTTCCAGTATGCTGGAGTACCATCATCATATACTGCATCTGGTGCTTGTGAAACATAAGAGAATGCTTCTAAAACTGTGTCTTTTGTTCCTGTGAACAAACCGTCTTCATCGATAACTGCAATGTGAATCTGGTCGTTTGCACCACCGTATGATGAAACAAATGGTGTTGTGCTTGGAGCACCAGCAAAACTAGACTTGTATGTCCAAGATGCGAAACCGTTTGTTGCATTAGCTGTACATACAGAAACTTTCAATGAGTTTCCTAATGCACCAGCGTAACGAGCACCGAAAGTTCCATGATAAGAGTTTGCAGTGAAACCATTATCGTAAGAATCTTCATTCTTTAGAAGAATTGCTGTGTTACCTGTTGTTGAATTGATAGTCGATGAACCTACAGCACGAACAACTTGGAGATTGTTACCATATGCTAAAAAGTTTGCGGCTGAAAAGAAAGATACACCTGTGTTCGCTACGCCTGAAGCTGCCGATGTATTGGCAGAAGGTTGTCCGAATACTGATGCTAATTCATTTTCTGTTGTTACGAGTGTTCTTTTTTCTGCTGGTCCCCATTGGAAGTCACCAACAAATGCACCGGCCGTAGTAGATACCGAAGGAACGACTGTGGTTAAGTCTACCTCTGATACGTTTACGCCTGGAGAAATTTGAAATGCCATTTTGATCTCCTTGTTATTATACTGTTACTTTGGCAATAACCTATAATCTATTTATTAAATGAAGGTTTTGTAGTTATGCTCTAAAAAACGAAGATATATTTTCCGAATCTTCCTTATTCAGCCAAACATCACCACCCTCCACGATATACTTGCTGTTGTTTCCATCATCAAAGATGCCAAAAGACGGCATTTCTTCATCTGATTGATTTAACATCTCTAACTGCATCTGTTTTCTAAGATCATGGTTAACAATCTCTTTGAAATACTGTTGAGTTGTCATCCATGCAAAGATGACCAGTGTCATAACAATGTCATCATTCGAACCTTCTTCAGCCTTGAAACTGTTCATACTTGAAACGAACGTTGTTAGCTGAGAGATGGTATCAAAATCGTTAATAATTAGTTTGTCGTTTTCAATTAAAGTCTTTAGATTTGAACATCCAATTCGTTTAACCTGGGGTGACATCTTAATACCCAGTTGAATACCTCTGCCGAAGCCGGTACCCATTGCTTGTGCTTTTTTATTTCCCGTTTCAATCTTTACTACGTTTTCATACTCTAAATCTTGGTGTAAAGTATCAGCAATTTGTGGTGTATTATTTATCTCAACCAAAACATACGCATCGTTGAATAGTCTGGCTGTATTGTAAATTACTGTAGGGAATAAGACTGGTGAAATTGATGAAGAATTGTACCTCGCAACCTGTTTGTATGGTACCGATGAAACATCAAACACCGAGAACGCTGATGCGTCCATGTTTCTACCTTCAGCAGGGTCAACTGTGATTGCGTAGATGTGGTCTGCTGAACGTTCTTCATCACCTTTAATTGGGTACTCATAAATTGATAGTAACTCATGTTTGGCAATTGGTTCTTTGTACACCATCTGTGCAAGTTTAGAACCGGAGATAAGTGTATTGGTAGAACCCAAGAATTCACATTCAAACTCTTGCCTGAACTGTTCTTCAGATGTGTTCTTAATTGTTTCATCTCTCCATTTTTCATCACGACCAGGAACCATTGACCAGTGAATCTCGAATGTTTTGTATCCGTTCTTTTTACCTATAGCATCCATCCACAGTTTGTAGAATAGATTCATGCCGTTTGGTGTAGAAACAATAATAATCTTTGTAGTTTTACCGGATGAGATAACAGGGTAAACAGAGTTAAAGAACTCATTGGCAATGTTAGCTGGAACGAACGCAAATTCGTCCAAGAATACAATGTTAAATGCTCCACCACGAACAGCAGAACTTGATGTTGAAGCGGCAATAATTTTTGAACCGTTCTCCAGTTCTACGTTACCTTTGTTCCATGTGATGACGCCTTGCTGTAGCCACATAGGTAAGTTTTCGTATGCCAGTTGATACTTTGCTAGAATGTCACGTGCGAGTGAACCTTTGTTAGCAAGAACGGCAATGTTTTGGTCTGCCGAGAAGAGTGTTACCCAAAGCAGATATGCAACTGACGTTGTTGTTTTACCAACCTGACGAGGACATTTTGTGATCGAGAATCTGCTTTCGTGATATGTGCGGATCATTTCCTTTTGGAAGTCCCACATTTCAAATGGCATTAAACCACGGTCAACGTTGACGATCTTGATGTATCTTTCAGCAAAATAGACCGGATCTTTGGAACATCTTATATACTCATCCACCTCTTCTTGTGTGTAAGCGTGTTCAACGCCAGCTTTCTTGAGAAGAGGATTATCACGATACGAGTCTTTATTATTAACTGCCATTCTGTGCTTTAATCAATTTAGACAGTTCTGATGTTGAGCCAATAAAGATTGCCTTGTCAACAGTAACATCACTCTTTTGTTTGATGTTCTTCATGTCACGTACTGCCTTTTGCATAGTCATAAGTTTTTCGTTTGCATCTGCTGTATTCTTAATGAGTGTAGCAACAACTTCAAACGCACGTGGATGTTCAGACTCAGAAGCAATAGCAAGAAGATGGTCGATTGCTTGATTGCCTTTGTTTACCAAATCTTTAATTGTTTTACGAGACTCTTCATAGTCTTGGTCCAAATCTTCTTCGAGTCTGGCTGGTGTACCGAACTTAGTTGGTTCCTGTACAGCAGGCAGAATCTCTTGTACAGGTTGTTCGACCTTTACATCAACATCAAATATTTCAGACATACTTTTTTCAAATTTGGACATGATTATGTTATATTAGGATATTCTTGAGTTGTGATAGTATATGTATAATTATTAGGCATTACAACATTCGATGGGTTTGGTGCAACAGTAATCTTAACTGAAGCATTTGCTGTTTGGTTGAAAGAGTTTGCCGTCCATGTTGCGTTTGTAGTTGTACCAATTATCTTTTTACCGCTAGTTAAATGTCCAACGATATCAGTAAGTTCTAATAGTCTTGCAGTAGAGTTCCAAGATACAACTTTTGCCGTGGCAGTTGCTGTATCATAAGAGTAACCTTGATACACATCTTCACCAAACTGGTATTTACCTAAACCACCAGCGGCCATAGTACCAACAACATTATAATCATGTAATGAAGGTTCATTAAGTATGTTTGTAAAAGAACTTCTAATAATCTTTGGCTGTGTAACTGGACCATACAGATATCCTTTTACAGTAAAGTTAAGTGTCCAAATAATAGAACGAATGTTCGTGTTATAGTCACCTTCATAATCAACTTCATTTGAAACGTCACGTAGAACGATTGGAAGTTGTTTTACTAAGCCTAGTTCTGGTATCAAATTCACAGCGATAGTATAGTCTGGTGTAAAATATGGAAGAATCTTCTCCATAAGTTGAGCACCATCTTCGATGTTACGTACATATGCATAGAGGGTAAAATCGAAATCAAATGGAACAGGATTGTATAATGATAAGGCAGTTGTTCCGGATGGAATATTGGTTTTAAAATTAGTGTTTAATTTTCTGGCTGCATCATACTTCATGTTATCCATATTGAAAGACATGATAGGTAAAGTTATCTGTGTCTTCTTGTCTAGATTTGGATCACCTTCTAAACGAGATACATACTTTTCTTTTCCACCATACACAATTGGAACAAGAAAATGTTCAAGTTCGTTACCGCTCGAATCATAACGTACTAATTTAATTTCATTGAATAGGTTGCCAAACGCAACAACCATCTTTCTGATTGTACGATGGTATGAATAATTTGTCGTCATGTTA